TGCATTTTGTTTCGGGAATACATCTCATCCGTCATTTTGTCTACTTTCTCGACAAGTTCCTCATCGGAAAGTGTGCATAAATTGAAACTTACTATTGCGTTCATATCGGCTTAATTTGATCGGTTGGTTAATGATATTTCTAGTTCAAGCCTAGCTACATCTTTGACAAAGGACTGAATTCGGTTTTTCTTTTCGAAGTACCCCTCTGGCATCAGATCGGAAGGCTTGGCGGTTCTTAGATGGGCTCTGTAGTCATACTCCCCGTTTATTTCCAGCACCAAGTCGTTAAGCTCGGCTACCAATAGCCAGTATCTTTCGATTATCGTTTTCATAGGTTAGCTCCCTGTAGGTATTGGTTATAGGCTAGACTCTTGGGTAAATGGCTAGCTAAAATTCTGCGTCTGGTCTTTCTCCGAAAAAATCCCGATTTGATTTGAATGGAATTACTTCTTTTGATTCATTTTTGAAGTCCTTTGGCTGATAATCTTCTGAATCCCTGATAGTATTTACCATTGGATTATAGTAAAAAGGAATGGTGTCAGTTGGCCCGTTACGGTTGGCGGCTACGATCAATTCAGCTACGTTGTGGGTGCTTTTCCCGGCCTCATCCTGGGTAACGCCGTAGTATTCTGGACGGAAAAGGAACATTACCACGTTGGCATCCTGCTCGATTGAGCCTGATTCACGAAGGTCGGAGAGCATCGGCTTTTTGTCGGTTCGCTTCTCCACTTCCCTGCTTAGTTGAGAAAGGGCAATTACGGGAACATCCAAATCTTTGGACAGGTTTTTCAAGCCCCTGGATATTGAGCCTATTTCCTGTTCCCTAGTTCCCTTGGTTTCTCCTTGCATCAATTGCAGGTAATCCACAATGACCATTTGAATGCCATGCTTTGCCTTCAAGGCAATGGCTTTTGAGCGTAGTTCCTGAATGGAAAGGGCTGATTGATCGTCAATAAAAAGCAAATCCAAGCGGTAAAGCTTCATTACGTGCTTGATTCCATCTAACTGCTTTTGAGTTAATTCCCCTCTCTGAATCTCCGAAGGGGTGATAATATCCCTGGTAGATTCGTAGTAGCACATTGAAATTATCCGGTTCATTAACTCAGTACCGTTCATTTCAAGGCTAAAAATGCAGGTGGTATGCCCTGCCTGTGCTGCGTTTTTCAACCAAGCAATTACAGTGGCCGTTTTCCCCATCTTTGGCCTGGCTGCAAGGATGTACAAGGCTGTTTGCCAGCCTCCAGTAAGGTCATCAATGGATTTCAAGCCGGACGTAATGCCTGTCATCCCCTTGTTATTCATCCCTTTTTCGATTTTTTCGTAGGCTTCTTTCAAAACCTCTTCGCCTGATCGGGTTTCCGATAGTTGAAGACCATGCCGAATCTTGTCAATCGCTTGCTGGGAGGAATCCAGTAGGGCGAACACGTCGTAAGTTGGGTCGTATGCTGATCGTTGCATTAAGTGCGAAGCCTGGATGATTGATCGACGCATATAAGCCTCAAGCAGAATAAACAGGTGGTCACGGATGTTAACCGTTTGGTTTACTGCGTTAGTCAGCTCAACCAAGTAGAAAGCCCCGCCAGCAATTTCAAGCCTTGCGGTTTTCTTGAGTTGAAAAGTGACGGTACGAACGTCAACGCTTTGCCCGTTGTCGTATAATTCCTGAATAGCTTTGAAGATTGATTGATGCTTTTCCAGGTAAAAGACTTCTGGATTAGTAATCATTTCAAACACAACAGGCAAGCAATTTTTCTCAACCAAAGCAGCGCCCAAAACAAATTGTTCAATTTCGATAGCTTGCGGCGGAAGAATGCCCATTCCGGTATTATCGCTTTCGCTCTCCGGCTTTTGGTGCCACGTAGACAGTTTGCGGATCGGTTGATGCTTTTCCATTTGATTGTTTAGTTTTCAAGGCTAATTTTTCTCTGTACTGCTCTAGGTTGTGTTCCCAATTCTGTTTATTCCAGCCTCCATCCAAATATTTTTTATCCGAAGAGCCAATGAACCCATCTAGGGAATGTCTTTTTTCATCGGCTAAGGCTTTGTAGGTAAAGTATCCAGTTGCTTGCCTAAGTAATTCATCAATGTCGCCATTGACCGCTATGGTTTTTGCCATTTTGACAATTGAGAAAAAAACAGTGGGTTGCTTTTTTTCGGTAATTCCATAATTAGAGCAAATGAGAGAAGACACCGCATCAACTTTTTCCTTATCAATTTTTTCGAGCTCGTCCCCTGTTGTAGGTGTGTTATTCTCTGTATTACTTACTGTATTAATACGGTCAACATTTTCGTTGAGGGGTATCAATGTTTTTGTTGAGGGGCCTACCTGATTTTGTTGAGGGGTATCAATAATTTCACGTAGCCCCTCAATGTTTTCGCGTAGGGTAATTCGCCTCGCATGGGTAGAAGATTGCGGCAAAACGACTATGTGACCAGCTTTTTCAAGCAAGGCAATCCAGACACTAATCGTATTTTTATGAACATCATACAGTTCAGCGAAGTAGGCATTGCTGCACCAGCAAAAACCTTTCACTGAGGTCAAAGCTGTAATCTCTCCGTATAGAAGTTTTGCCGCTGGTGGCAGGGATTTATCATACCTTACTGTTGCTGGAATAACGGCGAAGTATGAAGGTTTTTGCTCGGGCATTCGTTTGTTGTTTAAGCGCCTATCTGATCAATCGTACTCACTGGCTTTTCAAAACTTTCACTCGAAAGCCATCCTTTGATAGCCTTACATTCTGTACACTCGTGCTTTCCTAAATGAACACTATCAGGTGTAAGCACAAACACAACTGTATAATCATCGCAATCTTTGCAGTATGCTTTCATGGGCGTTTACTTTTTGATAATGTGCGGTATTGATGCCTAGTTAATGTAATACAAATATAGTTATTATTGTAACACTTCTATGAGGTTTGTGTATTATTATTTATATTTGTATTACATTTACGAATCACTAAAAATGTAGATGTTATGGCAAGGCCAAAATCTGAGAATAAGAAGAAGGAGAGAACTATTCGTCTTTCTGAAACAATGAGTAATAAGCTTGATTTGATTGCAGAGGAAAAGGGTTATAGCGGCTTTGCTGACTTTGCTCGATTCCTCTTTCAAAGGGAAATTGACAACCACGAAAAGAAAAAAGAAAATGACAGCACACGTGCCGATTAAAAGCGGAGAGAAGTTTTTATACTTGGTTAAACTAAAGGGCTTTAGTCTTTTTAAAATTGGGGTTAGCTCCGGTGATTTAACAAGGCTTCTACAATTAAATTCCGTATATAGGCTTGACGTTGAGTCATCCTTCATAGTCAAATGCGACGACGGGGAAAAAACAAAGAGGTTGGAAAGTAGATTATTGAAACTAACATCCAACCACCCATGCACTGTTGCTGAGTTTGAAAATAAAACAGGATGCACTGAAATAAGGAACATATCTTGTTTGTCTTTAGTGATGGATGAAATATCAGGCAGTGCTGAATTTGTTATTAACCCGCTAAGTGTTTTTCTTTCTAGAAAGACCTTCTTTGATAAAAAGCCAGTATCGAACAGTGTTAGACTAACCCATCCTCTTCCATTCTCCCCAAAGGATGCCTGGATATACCACGAGAGCCTGAAACTTGCTGAAACGAGGCGCATATCCTTAGCTGAACACATTAGGCGATTCCTTATGAATGATCTAAAAGAAGCGGGCATTACAGAACCCGACAAGCCCTCCGAATAACTCCTAGCCCTCAGTAGAGGGTTTTTTGACAGGCTTAAAGCGTTCGTAGAACTCCACAGCGTCCCGGCTGTAGGTATTATATTCGTCATCCTGATAGGTGATATGGCTCTCCCATTCTCTTGTCTGGCTGTTTTTTGACGACAAAGCGCCTGTCATCAGGTAAGTCTTTCCTTTGTATTCGAAGTATTCTAATTCCATTCCTCAGTTTGTTTAAAAGTTGAAATTCATTTTTATCTCAGTCTCTCAGTAGAGAGGGGGATTGGGCTTCGTCTTGCAGAAGCTTTTCGTTTAGTGCTTTTATCTCGTTGTCAAGCGGCAAAATCGCTCCTAATCCGAAGTGGATGGCGAACAATTTGCTACACCTTTTACACCCCAGCTCTCTGATATTTGGGGTTATCTTCCTGATTGTATAGTAGTGATGCCCAAACAGGTAGCACAGAAGCCTATTTTTTATTGAGTCCATTTTCTCTACTCGTTAAGGTTGGTTAAGAGGGGGATTGGGTTAAATCGTTATTTTTTGCCCTGATGAGAAGGCTTCTTGCTTTGCTTTCGATTCTAGCCAGGATTCTATTTTAGGCATATCTCCTACCATTCCAGGTCGGACATTTGATCTAATAATAGGTCCTGCTGCCCATAGAGCGTACTCTACCATATCGCTTCGGGTGAACTCAGGGACTTCAATTAGCTGGAAATAGTCGGGGTTGGATTCGACTACTGATTTGTGAATGCGAACTTTCCCATATTCAAAGGGTTCATCTGCCTTGCTTACGATAGTGCTGTAGAATAACCCACCACCGCTTTCCAGCACGCCCCCAACTGGTAAGCCTGGGCACTCTTTTAATATTCGGTATTTTGGTGTTTCCATTGGGGTGGTGGTTAGCGTTTTTTTGAAAGAATCTTAGCCATTTCTTCCTCGGTTGGTTCCCTTTTTTCGTCGCACATACTGCATCGCATTCTTGTGTACTGAATAGGCGAGGTGACTGTAGGTTTCCAATCGTGCTTTCCATCGTTAAGACAGTCAGCCTTTTCGGCCTCGTGGTAGACGGAAATAGAGGTAGTAAAGACAAAGTATTTCAAACACTCGTGGCACTCATATTGGTGGGTTTCGTCTTCCTCCATTCCAAAGCCATCATCGTGGCAAATATCTATTTCTGCATCGCAGTAGGGGCAATTAACATCAGCCATTAGTTCAGATCGTTTAGTGGTTCTGGTAAATCAATTTCTTCGCTCTTCCTGGTGGAATGCTCTTTCCAGCCTTCCGGCCTTAGCATCCCTCTGTCGTCTGTTTTACAGGAACATAGGATAGGATTGCCTGACGTATTGTTTACGTGCGATGGCATTACGCTTTCGCCTCGCACGATGTATGGTTTGATTTCACTCATTGGTTAGCTTACTTTTCTATTGTCCATAATAATATTCCTATCCTGCTCTGGCTGAAAGGCTTGCAGCTTAGGTACAGGAGCTAGGAACTGATAGTCAGCAGGATTCTTTTTCTTGCTCGCTCCTGTTTCGTAGACATTGCCTAAGTGAACCTCTACAATTATCTGAATTCCCGATTCCGCCCTATTCACGTACCAGAATCCGTTTGCGTGGGGTGTTATCATCTCGCTTCAGTCGTTTGCGGTGGAACATTACCGCCAGCCTCGCTTACTGGCTGGGTGAAGGCCATACTAATCCACAGGATAAATATGAAGGCCAGCAGGCAAATGGATGCGATTAACGTGTTGCCTTCGTCCTCTTCGGGACTTCGGCCTTGTGGGTAGTTGGGGAATGTGTGCATAGGGCTAGGCGAATAGAAGTTGCTGATTGGTGGATAGGACTACATTGCTGAGGTTTCTTGCAGCAACCTCGTAATAGCTCTCTTTTAGCTCAAAAGCGATTGCCTTACGATTCATTTTCAAAGCCTGATAAGCCTCGCTACCAATGCCACCAAAGGGAGTTAAGACCGTATCCCCAGGGTTAGACCATAGATGTATCGCCCGTTCGATTGTGGGTAATTGCAAAGGGCATATGTGCTTTTCATCGTTGCCATCCTTTGCGGTGCGAAATTGCAGCGTGTCAGAATAGTTAATGTCCATCCAAACAGGTGAAGCGTATTTCTGCCAAAGGTCAACGGGTATGCCAGTGTTGGTAATCGGCTCTGAATTCACCCCTTCTTTTCTGAATACCAATAGATAGTCAGGTATCCCGGTGCGGCTCATTGAACTGTCCTTTTTCACTTGCTTATGAAGCAATCCAAGCGCCTTTGTCCGTTGCATCTCCACAACTGGGTCTTTCCATATTGTGATTCTGTCGTGGTATATGAATCCGTTTTCAGAAAATAAATCCACTATCATACCGCTAAAGTCTCGAAGCCCTATAAACCCTTCCTTACCCTTCTGAATGGGCAAGTCCATACAATGAATGGCAATGTTTCTGCCTGGCATCATTACCCGCTGTAACTCTTTGGCTAAGAATCCGAAATGCACCATAAACTCGTCATGGCTTCTGCTATTGCCCATATCTTCGATGTGATCGGAGTAGGTATAGAGTTGAGCAAACGGAGGGGAAAAGATGGAAAAGTGTACTGAATCACTAGGAACGGTCTTAATCAGCTCTACACAATCCCCTCTTTTCAGGGTGTAGCGGTCGGTAATTACTTGGGTGGATTCCATTGGAAGGGGTATTACTTTGGTGGATAGGTGAGAATTGATGGCTTTGGTCATTTCGGCCTGCATTTGCTGGAATTGCTTTTCCTTCTGCCAGATGGAAGCGATGACGTTCTTCATTGTATCAGTGGTGACAAGGAAGATGTTAACCGGGTGAAGCTGACCGAAACGGTAAGACCTACGGATAGCCTGATACAACCCCTCGAATGAGAAGTCAAGGCTTGCAAACACCTGATTGTGGCAATTTTGGTAATTCAGCCCGAACTGAGCTATTTTCGTTTTTGTGATAAGAACCCTGAATTCACCACGAGCAAAACCTAGTAGATACTTCTCTTTTCTCTCCGGCGTATCCGTTCCCCTTACCTCTATGGCATCGGGTATCATTTCCATCAGCCTATCGCCTTCCTCATTCTGCTTAATCCAGATGATGAAATTGTCATCTGAGTTATTGACAATCTTAGCAACCTCATCCATCCGGTTCAGTTGAGTAAGTCGCAGCTCGAAATTGAAGTTGGTGGCGTTAATTGAAATGTCATTGAACAACTGCCCGTTATCCCTTTTAGGTACTTTGACAGTCTTTTCTACCATATTTAATTCTGGCAGGTCGTAGCCTTTGGCTGAGTAACCAATGTCAGAAGGTTTGGAAAGCATCACAGACCAGGTACTTACCCACTGCCAGAATATCGAATAGGCATGGCCTTTGATTCGCCATTTAGCCGTTTCTCCGCCGTCGTGAACAAAGTACATTGCCAACATTTCAACACGGCTCATAATGCCTAGGAACTCGCTATGGTTGCCTAATTCCATCGGGTCGTTAGGGCTTGGGGTGGCAGTACAAGCTAATTTGTAGGGAGTAGCTTTGAAGGATTCAATTATTAGATTGCGGGTTGCGCCTTCAAAATTTTTCAGGATGCTCGATTCATCTAAGACGATTCCAGCAAAGAATGAGCAATCCACCTTTTCTAACTGCTCGTAATTGGTAATGCAAATGCAGGAAAGGCAGGAATTGAAATCTACTTCTTCGACCTTTACTACCTCAACGCCAAACTTTTTGCCTTCCCCAATGGTCTGGCCAGCAACCGCCAACGGAGCAAGAATTAACACGGGTGCATTCGTGTGCATCATTACTTCATAGGCCCATGCCAACTGCATAAGCGTCTTACCTAGTCCACAATCGGCGAATATGGCGTATCTGCCTTTCATTAAAGCAGTCCTTACGATATGCTCCTGGAAGTCAAATAAGAAGGGATTGAGTGATCCAGCGCTAAAGCCAGCGTCTATAAATGTTTTCGTTTTGTTCTGTATAAAATCTGTATAATTCATTTTCTTAATTGTCTATTTGCTCTTGAAAAAGGAACACTACAACTACAATCACGACGCATCCAAGCGCCAGTATCGGCCACCAGCTGCGATCAATTACCACCGGCATACTCGGCTTCGGGATGTCCGGTGGTGCGCCTGGCTGCGGATATACCGCGGTGTCTTTGCCGGGGATTGTGTCATATTCTGGTTCTGAAACTTCGGGTACGTCTGCGGGAAAGCTCATCTTAGGCTGTGTTTTGAAGTGTGGTTGATGTTAATTTTCTTACTGGTTCTGGGAGTTGGCGGTACGCTATCCGGTTTCGCGTTTCCTGATCCCGCTTTTCCATTTCTGCCGTGTCCGTCTGCCATTGCTTGATCTTTTCTCTGTATAATTCACGCTCTTCGGAAGAAATAAGCGTGTTATAGATTCGTAGCAATAACTCGGTACGCTTTGCTACATTGATCGCTCTGTGCTCCCCTGGCGTGTAATCTGGGCGGACGATGATGGTGTTAGGGGGTAGGCTCACGGCGATAATAGTTCAGGGTGTTCGTGAACGTTGCCGACTACGATTGAATCATCGAAGTGATCAAATAACAAGTCGTTTTCGTCAACCATCCAAGCTCCATTCAGCCAAATAACCTGCAAAAGTTCATTTGAGATTAAGAAATCGTGCTCCTCCTGTTCCCACCGAACAGGGATGTTAATAATATCCCCCTCATAGATTTCCTTGCCGTTTTTGTCAACAAACCCTGTAAATTCCTCCCTAACTAAAGCGTCTTCCTGTGTAACACTGCCCAATAAATATTCCTTACGCCCGATTCTCCGATGCTCCCAATGCCCGTTTTCAGCCACTCGTTCGTATCCAATCAGTTTCTTGTCGCTAGCAGTTCTTACCCTGAATTTTATCTCTCTGCTCATTATTTCTGATCGTTAGAAGGTGTATATATCCCTGATGGTGTGGCTATCTTCTTAGCTGGTACTCCTAGCTTTCCTGTGAAAGGCTCAGGCTTTGATTTGCGTAGGTAGGGATGTAGCTTTTTCATCAGGCGGGTGCGTTATCGGTGGGAACTGAGACAGGGGCGGGATACTTTTCAGAAGCCTTTTTCACGGCTTTGGAGAAGGAGGGAGCAGTGCGATATTCCTTGTAGCCATTCCAAACCTTCAAAACTTCTTCACGACTAGCGGCGGCATTGACCTTTTCAACCAACAAATCGAGCCAGTACCCGCTTATAACCCTACCCAGGTGAATATCGATACGTTCCTCGACTTCTCCGAAAATGAAGGGGAA